CACATCTAATAAGTACAGTATCTTAAGCTATGGACTAGGAGATACAATTGCTCTTATATCTAAAGATAAAGGTATTAAAGAAAAGCAACGTATTGTTAAAATTACAGAATATCCGGAAGAACCACACCGAAACTTTTGTGAAATAGCTAATTCTATCCTAAGTTTTACAGATATACAAAAAGAATATAACGATACTGTAGACACAGTAAGTAATATTACAACAGATAATGGAACTGTAGATGGTTCAACAGTTGATAGTATAACTACAAAACAAATTAGCGATTTTGAAGCAAGTGTAGGAAAAATTACTGATTTAACTGTAGTAAATGCTAGGATAGATAATTTGTATGCAGAAAAAGCAGATGTAGGCTCTCTCAATGCAGTTTTAATAAGAGTAGGCGATCTAGAAGCTACAAAAGCTAATGTAGAAGAACTTACTGCAATTAATGCAAGTATAGTTGATCTCCAAGCTAATAAGGCTAACATAACAGACCTTACAGCCAGTGTAGGAAGGATAGAGATATTAGAAAGTAGTGTAGGAGATATACAAACATTAGTTAATGGAAATCTTACATCTAACAATATCCAATCCTTAATACTAAGTTCGGATAAGGTTACAGTAGTAAATGGTTTTATCAAAAATGCCATGATTGAGAATTTGGATGTAAGTAAAATAAATGCCGGAGATATATCTGTAAATAAGTTCCGAATAAAAAGTGATAGTGGAAATCTTCTAATATTCGATAACACTATACAGATTAAGGATAGTACAAGGGTTAGAGTCCAGATAGGAAAAGATGCGAGCAATGATTATTCCATGTATGTATGGGATAGTTCCGGAAAGTTAATGTTTGATGCCACAGGACTTAAAGCAGATGGTATAAAGAATAAAATTATAAGAGATGATATGGTATCTGATAATGCAAATATCCAGGGGAATAAGCTTAATATATCTAGTGTAGTTACAAGTATTAATAATGGAGCTACAACTCTAAATTCATCCAAGGTGCTTTTAGACGGTACTGCACAAACTTTAAATGTTGCTTTTAATAGCCTTACAACTAAGGTGGATAGTGCTCCTCCTAGTATAACTACAGATAGCTCTATAACCAAGTTAGATGGTGCTATAGATGGAATGTTGAAGATTAATAGTATTAAGGGAAATACTTTACAGAATGTTTTACCTAAAGTAATATTCCTGGACGCTATTAAAACCTATAGTACAACAAGTACTGTTAATGTTGGATTAATAAGTGAAGCACCTGAAGTGTTTAATATTAAACCAAATACAGAGTATACTTTAATTTTTAAAGCTAATTATACAAACCTTACATTAAGTTATTTTTACTTAGCCATGAATTATACAAATACTTCTGATGTTAATAAAGGTGTTCATTATCAAGCTTTAACTTCTACGGATAGTGGCAAAATATTTAAAATTAAATATACTACCACTTCTGATATAAAGAAGATAGTTAGTGTGTTTTTTGGTGGTAAAGAAGGTTCTGTTGATATACAAACTGGTGGTTACTACATGATGTTGGAAGGAGATTGGACTAACAAAGAAATACCTTACTTTGAAGGTATAAGAAGTGTCTCAGAAAATGGAGAGGCTTCGGAAATTGTAAGTAAAGGCGAGAATTTATTAGATATAAATAAAATAAAAGATTCTGGTAAGACAACATCAGATGTTGTAGGTGACACTGTAACAGTATCTTCATTTGAAGCATATGCGTGGCTAAGAAGCTCTGTAGAGTGCAAAGTAAAGCCTAATACAGATTATTATTGTGATTTTGAAATTTCAGATACAACTAACGGGTTTGTAAATATAAATACACCTTTAGGATTTTTAAAAGATTTAGGTATAAAAGGTGGGACTTTTAACTCCGGAAATAACTCTAAGATAATCATAGGTCTCTATGCAACTACAACTACTGCTAAAATTAATAATGTTACTTACTCTAATTTAAGATTAACCGAAGGAAATACGTCTAAACCTTATGAACCTTATAAGGAGCACAGACAACTTATAACATTAACTAACCCATTAAGGGGTTTACCTAATGGGGTGAGAGATACTGCTAAAGAAAATGAGGTTACTAGGAATGTAGGTAAAGGGAATTTAGCCGACGTAGATACAACGCTAGTACAAACCTAGACGAGTTCTATACAAGATACTTTTCTGTACCCATAGGCTCCCCTAATGTTTTAGCTACAATATGTGATACCTTACCAGCCCTTACAGATTATTATGCAGGTTCAGCATTATTAGAAGGTGTATCCACATCTAACGCATATGCAGTTACAAGAATTTCATTATCAAGGAATAAAACAGGGATAACCGACACTGATGACAGAATACAAAAGGCAGTTAAATTAAAAGCGTGGCTACAAGCTAACCCAGTTACAATATATTATCAACTTGCAACACCAGTGAAAGAACCTATTAGTGTGGAGCAGTATATGAAGCAATTCAAAGATGGATATTTCTTAACTGAGGGTAGTCTAATTAATCCAATCGTAGATTTAACTTACTCTACAAGTCTTGCAAGTGCATTGTCTACCATGAAAGAAGTTACAGAGAGCAATACTACAGCTCTAAACATTCAACAAGGTAAAATAGATAGCTTAATATCTAACACTACAATAGTTAAAGATGGACAGACCATACAACTTAAAGATGCGTATAACTCTACAGTTGCTACAGTAGACTCTATTACTAGTGTAATTAGTAGCCATACAAGTAATATAGATGCCCTAACAGGTCAAGTCACTGAAGTAGAAACAAAGACTAATGAAGTAAGAAGGGACTTAGATGGCACAGTAGAAACTGTATCTAAGACAA